GGAGAACCAACGATACGGATTGTTATGTCGTGCCTAAGAATTTTTCTGCTAGGATTAGCAATCTACTTATTATAAATAATGATAGTAGTAGCAGAAACTTTACGGTTAAGTATTATGAAAAAACTGCTAACACCACTCATACTCTTCACAGTTCTCATGCTTTGGCCGCTACAAGCAGTGTGAGTATTTTTACAAATGACAGTCCCTTGTTTGTACATGCAGAAGACAAAATTATTGTAGATGCTGGCACAGCCGACACTCTTGTTGTTGCAGTGGTGGCCGAAGAATTTTTTAATCCAAACAAATAGGAGAGGAGACATGCCACTTACACCTAAAGGTAAAAAGATACAAGCTGCTATGAAAAAACAGTATGGGAGTAAAAAAGGTGTCCAAGTCTTCAACGCCACAGCTAACAGCGGCAAGATTAAAAAGGTCAAGAGAAATAAAACGAGGCTTTCGCAAGGTGGAGCCGTTAAGAAAACCCCATCGGCTGGCGCGAAAAAGAAACAGACTAGAACGCTTAAACTTGCGCCGGGTGGTGCGGCAAAGAGCAAGAGTCGAGTTAACGAAGCTGGCAACTATACTAAGCCCGGAATGAGAAAGAGACAGTTCCAGCGTATCAAGGCTGGCAGCAAAGGCGGCGCACCGGGACAATGGTCGGCGCGTAAAGCACAGATGCTTGCGTCTGCATATAAGAAAGCAGGGGGCGGTTACAAGTAACCATGATTCACGTTTTTCTCCTGTTCGTCTATATCGGGATAGGAGAGGACGAGAGGCTGGTCAGCAAAGACATGTACTTTCGTGACTTGAACGAATGTGTGTGGTATGCACAAAAATTACACAAGCAGGGACAAAAGATAACTGCTTATTGCTTACCCAAACTGGTGAATGAAGATACGAAGGTGTACTGATGCTGGCAGAATTAGCGGCTGCAAATGCGGCCTTCCAAGTTATCAAGCAAGCCGTATCTAACGGTAAGGACATTGCTGCAGCAGGTAGTGCGATTGCTAAGTTTGTTGGCGCAAAGCAAGACCTAGAACGTAAGTCAATAAAAAAGGGCGGTGGCTCTGACCTAGAAGAGTTTATGGCCCTTGAGCAAATACGTGAACAAGAAGAGCAGCTAAAGCAGATTATGATATACACAGGTCGTCCCGGTCTGTGGGGTGATTGGCAAAGGTTTCAGGCAAAGGCCCGTGTAGCCAGAAAAGAGGCAGAAGAAGAAGCTAGACGTAAACGCAAGCAGTATTTGGAAATAGCCATCGTAACATTTCTTCTTATTTTAGGATTGACTATTTTAGCCTGTTTGGTACTATTAGCCCTACATTCACAAGGGAAATTATAATGTACCAAAGTTTATTTTTAGCCATTGGCTTTATTCTGGGTTTAGGTTATCCAACTGCTTTTGTTTGGTGGGTATGGTATGTAAGGAGACTATTCTATGGCACTAGCTAAATCACAAAAAAGCCTGAAGTCTTGGACTAAACAGAAGTGGCGCACTAAATCTGGCAAGCCCTCTGCTAAAACGGGAGAAAGATATCTTCCCGAAAAAGCAATAAAATCCTTGACAAGTGCAGAGTATGCTGCTACAACTAGGGCTAAGAGAGAGGGAACACGCAAGGGGAAACAGTTTGTACGCCAGCCTAAATCTATTGCTAAAAAGACTGCACGATTTCGCAGAGGCGGGTAATGACCCACGCGAAGTGCGTTTGGCCGACATGGAGCCTGATGTAGAGCAGCGTGTGTATTTGATTAAGAAAAAGTTATGGGAACTAAAGAATGTGGACCGCACTGATATCACCGATAGCAAGTCTAGCAGGGACATGGCTTGAGGGAAAAGTTGAAACTAAGAAAGCAGAAACCGGAGCCAAGGTTGCTAAAGCACGTGCTGAAGCAGTTATCATGGAGAAGAAGGCTACGGGTGAAATTGATTGGGACATTACTATGGCTGAAGGTAGTAAGTCTTCGTGGAAAGACGAATGGCTAACTATACTATTCAGCATCCCTCTTATTCTTGCTTTTATCCCCGGAATGGAAGAGGTAGTATCTAATGGTTTTGCGCAGCTTCAGGCCATGCCGGAATGGTATCAATATTCTCTTGGTGTTATTGTTGCCGCCAGCTTTGGTGTACGCAGTGCTACAAAATTCTTCGGTAAGAGGTAGTCCAGTTGCGGATGTGGAGTTTGCACGAGAGAACCACCGAAGAGCAAGCGAGGAAAAATCGTGGCAGAAGTAACGATGGAAAGAATACTCAAGTGGAAGATACTGCCCCGCTTGATGATGTTTATGATGTCGCTATCGGCTTGGCGGGTAGTGGAGTGGTTTATGACTCTACCTTCCCCAAGCCCAGAACAGGCGGCTCTGGTTAGTGTAGTTACAGGTGCCATGACAGGTGCCTTTGCTGTATGGATGGGACACGAAAAATGAAATACGATAAAAACCTTTTGATGGAAAAGTTGGTGGCCCATGAGGGTATGCGTCTTGATGTGTATCAAGATACGCTGGGCATTAACACAATTGGTATCGGTAGGAATCTGGATGACCGGGGTATTACAAAGGATGAACTGGATTGGATGGATTATCCAAGTATTGAATATGTTTATTCTGACGGCATTACCGAAGCTGATGCTGTGTACCTCGCACAGAATGACGTACAGATAGTCGAGGAAGAACTCCTTCGTGCGCATCCTTGCGTAGAGGACTTAGACGCTGTACGTCAGCTTGTACTTGTAGACATGGCATTTAATCTAGGTGTGCCGCGTTTGTGCAAGTTTAAGAAGATGTGGGCGGCTATAGAGGCGAAAGACTTTCCCACCGCCGCAAAAGAAATGCTTGACAGCAGGTGGGCAAATCAGGTAAAATCACGTAGTACAAAACTTGCTCATGCCATGCATCACGGAGAATTTAATGGCTAGACAATTGACGGGCAAGCAACAAGCATTCTTGAATGTGCTGTTTGATGAGGCGGGTGGCAACATGGCCGTCGCTAAAAAACTTGCAGGTTATTCTGAAACAAGTTCGACAGCAGAAATTGTCAAGGGTTTGAAAGAAGAAATCCTTGAGGCCACACAAATGTACATGGCACAGAATGCACCAAAGGCTGCGGTGGCCATGACAGGTGCTTTGTATGACCCGACAGAACTTGGCATCCGTGATAAGATGTCTGCTGCCAAAGAACTGCTTGACCGTGTAGGTTTGGTGAAAACAGAGAAGATGCAGGTAGAGGCAAGTGGCGGTGTTATGCTTATGCCACCTAAAGCACCCGTAGAGGACGATGACTAGAAGCATAGGTCAGTGGAAACTGCCACAACCGACAGATATCAAAGAAGAGAACGAGTGGATACAAATTCCACGAATTGCGCGTACCGTACCCTTTGGGTACAAACTGAATGAAGAAGACCCCGACATTCTTGACCCTATACAAACAGAACTAGACTTGTTAGAGAAAGCCCGTAAGCACGTAAATCAGTATTCATATCGTGAAGTTGCAAACTGGCTGACTACAAATACAGGTAGATACATTTCACATGTAGGATTAAGGAAACGTCTACAACATGAGCGACAGCGTAAGAACACAGCTAAAAGCCTCCGCAAATGGGCAGAGTATGCGGAAACGGCAATCGCCAAAGCGAAGGAAATCGAAGAAGCAAGAACAGGCGCAAAAGCAAGCACCGCAAGTTGAGAATGTTTCATATGAAACATCTAACATAGAGGAACACGCTAATGTATTGTTCAAGCCCAATCCGGGTCCGCAGACAGAGTTTCTAGCTGCTAGTGAGCGAGAAGTTCTTTATGGTGGCTCTGCTGGTGGTGGTAAGTCTTACGCTATGTTGGCAGACCCTCTACGCTATATGGGTCATCCACAGTTTAGTGGATTACTTCTTCGCCACACAACTGAAGAACTAAGAGAACTTATATTTAAGTCTCAAGAGTTGTACCCAAAAATCTGGCCGGGGATAAAATGGTCAGAAAGAAAGATGCAGTGGACCGCGCCATCTGGCGCAAGGTTGTGGATGTCCTACCTAGATAGAGATGAGGATGTCTTGCGATATCAGGGTCTAGCATTTAGCTGGATAGGCTTTGACGAACTAACACAATGGTCCACACCATATGCATGGAACTACATGCGAAGTCGTCTCCGGTCCACTGCACCTGACCTACCCATCTTTATGAGGGCCACAACAAACCCGGGTGGCCGGGGGCATGGGTGGGTTAAGAAAATGTTTATTGACCCTGCACCGTATAATAGAGCGTTTGATGCGACAGACATTGAAACAGGAGAAGTTCTTCGATATCCCTATGGCCATAGCAAGGCAGGAAAATCTTTATTTAAGAGACGCTTTATCCCGGCAAGACTTTCTGATAACCCATACCTTGCGTCAGCGGGAGACTACGAAGCCATGCTCCTCTCGCTTCCTGAACAGCAAAGGCGGCAGCTTCTTGAAGGCGATTGGGACATCAAAGAGGGCGCGGCGTTTACTGAGTTTAATCGGGATGTGCATGTTGTGGAGCCTTTCCATATCCCTGCTAACTGGGTCAAGTTTCGTGCATGTGACTATGGTTACGGCAGTTATTCTGGTGTTCTTTGGTTTGCTGTTGCGCCTGATGAACAACTGGTCGTCTATAGAGAACTATACGTCAGTAAAGTCTTGGCCACAGACTTGGCAGATATGATATTAGACTTGGAAGCTGAAGATGGAAATATTAAGTATGGTGTTTTGGACAGTAGTCTTTGGCACAAGCGTGGCGATACTGGTCCTTCTCTTGCGGAGCAAATGATTGCAAAAGGATGCAGGTGGCGTCCGTCTGACCGCAGTCGAGGAAGTAGAGTGTCAGGTAAGAACGAAATACACAGGCGTCTACAGATAGACGAATTTACAGAGGAACCAAGACTTGTATTCTTTGATAGCTGCACAAATGTCATCAGTCAATTACCGTCCTTGCCCTTGGACAAGAAAAATCCAGAGGACGTTGACACAAAGTCTGAAGACCATCTGTACGACGCCCTCCGGTACGGCATTATGTCCAGACCCCGGTTCTCTATTTTTGACTACGACCCGCAAGGCCGACCAACGTCAAGTATGCCGGTAGCTGACGCAACCTTTGGATATTAAAGGAAAGTAACATGGATGAAGATGAAATTATGATTGAAGACGACGCTATTGCGTTGGAAGATACAGATGATGTTGTTTCAGCAGATATAGATGTTACTTCTATCATACCGTTTATCATGGAGCGTTATCAACGCGCTGAAGACTATCGCTATCAAGATGAAGAGCGTTGGATTAGAGCATACAGAAATTATCGTGGACTGTATGGTCCAGATGTACAATTTACAGAGGCTGAAAAGTCTCGCGTATTCATAAAGATTACGAAGACTAAAACACTGGCAGCATATGGTCAGATTGTTGATGTTTTGTTTGCCAACAATAAATTTCCTCTTTCCATTGAGCCTACGGAACTTCCAGAGGGTGTTGTAGAAAACGTACACTTTGACCCACAGGCACCAGAAACACCGGGTGGTGAAGAAAGCCCCTATGGTTTTCCGGGTGATGGGCGCGACCTGCCACCGGGTGCAACATCCAAAACTTTGATGGACAAGCTGGGTCCACCCC